GTATTACTCTTGAAGAATATTTTGCCGGTCTAAATAAACTTCATGAGGATACAGGCAAATCTGTTAAGGATCAACAAGTAGCAGGTACTCACTACCAAAGAGCCATCCAACCTTGGGATATTATTTCTGAATGGGAGCTTGACTTTTGGGAGGGAAATGTGTTAAAATATCTGTTACGTTGGAAACATAAAGACGGTGTACAGGATTTAAAGAAAGCCAAACACTATTTAGAATACTTAATTGAAAGGGAATTAAATGACGACTAAGAAACAAACATTAAGCTTTAGTAAGTTCTTTCCGGAGGACAATGCATTCGTATCATTACAAGGTATGTTCAATCCTAATGCAAAAGATATCTTTGATGAGGAGTTTGATTTAGATCTTACGATTCAATCAGCAGGTGGACGCTTCGTTAATCTATACTCATGGCTAGACACTAACGAATCTACATTGAAACAGATGAAAGCTATCCACGAAGCTACAGGTAAAGCAATCGAGTTCTACGAAGCAGCACGACAAGCTAAGAAAGAAAAGAAAACTAAACCAATCGTAGTAGAAAAACGAGTAACAAAGCAACGTAAGTAAATATGTATCCGTTGACGCTACAAGAATTACAAGAGAGGCTGAAACGTTTAGACGAACTATCTCTTCTTGAGTTATTAGATATAACTTCGGAGGAGATAGTCGAGATGTTTGTAGACCGGATTGATGATAACTTTGATCGCCTTATGTCTGAGGTTGATTATGATGGAGAAGAGGAAGACAATGAGTAGATATGAATTAACCCCATACAATACGTTTATTGCTAAGTCACGTTACTCACGTTACTTGGATGATAAAGGTAGACGTGAACACTGGGGTGAGACAGTAGCACGTTACTTTGATTTCATGACTAAGAACTTGAAAGAGAAGAATGGCTATACGTTAACACCTGAGTTACGTGCAGAGCTAGAAGATGCAGTAAAGCATCTAGATGTAGTACCAAGTATGAGAGCAGTGATGACAGCAGGTGCAGCACTAGAGCGTCAGAACGTAGCTGCATTCAATTGTTCATATCTTCCTATCGATGATCCTAAAGCATTCGATGAAGCTATGTATATCTTGTTATGTGGTACTGGTGTAGGATTCTCAGTGGAGCAACAGTATGTTAAGCAATTACCTGAAGTACCGGATCAGTTGTATGATAGTCAGACTACTATTGTGGTGTCGGATTCTAAAGAAGGATGGGCTAAATCTCTCAGGCAGTTACTGGCTTTACTATACTCTGGCGAAGTACCAAAGTTTGACTTGTCGAAAGTTAGACCTGCAGGAGCGAGACTTAAGACGTTTGGAGGAAGAGCTTCAGGAGCAAAACCACTCGAAGACCTCTTCAAATTTGTTATCGCTAAGTTTAAAGGTGCAGTGGGACGGAAGCTTAGTTCATTGGAGTGTCATGACATTCTCTGTAAAATCGGGGAAGTTGTCGTGGTGGGCGGTGTGCGTAGATCTGCGATGATCTCATTGTCTGACTTGTCTGATGATAAGATGGCTCATGCTAAAGCAGGTGCATGGTGGGATGGTAACGGTCAACGTGCATTAGCTAACAACTCAGCTACTTATACAGAACGTCCAGGTATTGGTCAGTTCATGCGTGAGTGGACAAGTATTTATGAATCACATAGTGGTGAGAGAGGAATTTTTAATCGTGATGCATCACAGAAACAAGCTGCAAAGAATGGCAGACGAGACAGTACTTACGATTTTGGTACGAACCCTTGCTCAGAAATCATTCTTCGCCCTTATCAGTTCTGTAATCTATCCTCTTGCATTGTGCGTAGTACTGATACTGTGGAGTCTTTGGAACGTAAGATTAGGTTGGCTACGATTCTTGGAACTTTTCAAGCAACGTTAACTAACTTCCCTTACCTACGTAAAGTATGGCAGAAGAACACTGAAGAGGAAGCATTGTTAGGTGTATCAATGACAGGCATTCTAGACAATGCATTGTTAAATAACCCTGATGATCCTGAGTTACCTAAACGATTGGAGAGATTGAAAGATGTCGCTGTTGCTACTAACTGTGAGTTTGCTGCTGCTGTTGGTATTAACCAGTCTGTTGCTGTTACTGCTGTTAAACCTGAAGGGACAGTTTCTCAGTTATGCAGTACTGCAAGTGGTATCCATCCTCAGCATTCTAAGTTTTATATCAGACGTGTTAGGGCGGACAACAAAGATCCTTTAACACAGTTCATGATTCAGTCAGGCTTTGTAGCTGAACCGTGTGTTATGAAACCTGAGAGTACTACAGTGTTTTCATTCCCTGTGAAGGTAGCTGACGGTGCTTTGTTACGTGAAGAGTTGTCTGCTATTCAGCACTTGAAGTTATGGTTGTTGTTCCAACGTCACTACTGTGAACATAAACCTTCAGTCACTATCTCTGTTAAAGAGAATGAATGGATGGAAGTAGGAGCTTGGGTATACGAACACTTTGATGAGGTAACTGGAGTATCATTCCTACCTATGGATGGTGGCACATATCGCCAAGCACCATACGAAGAATGTACTGAAGAGCAGTACAATCAGTTACGCTTGTTAGTTCCGGAAGAAGTAAACTGGGATAACTTCAAAGAGTATGATGATAACGTAGAAGGTGCTCAGACGTTGAGTTGTACTGCAGGAGGATGTGAAATATGAACGTAGAACTGAGTGTGATCCGGGGGTTCGCCCTCGGTATTGAGTACTTAAACGGTGATGATGCGGGTGATGAAGACGTATCAGTCTATGTCGTAATTGACTTAGGCTTTATACGTCTCCTCTTCACCACATACAAACCAGTAGTTTAAGCTTGTAGCCCTGGTAAGTAAACAGTCTTACCATTTTGTTTTACAGCAGTAAGCGTCTGACATTTGAGGTCATTGGAATCATAAGAGACATGCACCCATCCGCTATCAGGGATACCTTGAGTATAGAACTCTAGGATAACCTGAGTGAACTTAAATTTCTCAGCGATGTACTTAGCTAAGTCTCCATTGGCAACTCCGGTGATTTCTATGTCAGCAGCTTGACCTTTACAGTGATCAGAAGTCTTTGATCCACCAACAGCAGCATTCACTTCAGGTGCTCTATATCCGCTGTTAACCTTCACAGATTTACCATAGTGTTCACGAACAGGCTGAAGAATATTCTCAGCTAATGTCTTGAGATTAGCGATAACAGTTTCGTTAGGAGTATTGTCTAATCCTAGACGAGTAGCTGTATCAGATACTGTTAGTTCTTTCAGTGAGAAGTTATTTGTCAGCTGCATTGTTGTTTCCTTTCATGTTCATAACCTTTTCCAATGTACGTCCACCGAAGTAGAATGACATAACTAACATACCCCATTGACCTAGCAATGAGACGAAGTTATCAGAGATGTCTAGTCCTGCTGCGTCTAACAAGGCAAGTACCAAGTAAGCAGATAGAATATAAACCATAGTCAATGGTCTGATGTTCTTAGACAACCAAGAGTCAGACTTCATATCAGCTTCAAGTCTCTTAGTGAGTTCTTGATTCTCTACGTTGTCAGCATTCAACTCAGCTAACTTACCTTCTTGTTGTATCTTAGTTAACTCTGCTAGTGCTTGTGCCTTAGCTTCAGGGTTAGGAAGTACTCTATCGAGAACCTTCTCACCAATACTCATAATCGCTGCTATTGGAATCATTCTGCTTTCTCCTCTACTTTACCAATCTTTCTACCTGCAATACCACCTAGTGTACCGATAGACATATACGCTACTGCCTTAAGAATCTCTAAGAAGATGCCATCGATAGGAGCTAACTCCATACCTTGATCTTCATAAGCTACTGCCCACATTACACCGATGGCAATGATGAATAACATTGTTGATAGTATTACTACGATGAAAGCCCAAATACGGATTTCAATCTCTTCTGAGGTCATACGTGCCATGCTTAGTCCTTGTTTGCTAGTGGGTTATCTAATGCTCTACGGATCTTATTGTCAGTTTCTTTACGCATCTCACGCAAGTCTTTATCTACTTCACGAGACATGTTCTTACTATCTCGTTCTACCTGCTCAACAACCTTCTCTAGTCTACGTACATCATTCTTAATATCATTCTTGATGTCACGAGTATAGTCATTGACCTTAGCAGTAGACTCTTCTAGTGTAGCTAGACGTTTATCAAACTCTGACAAGTCAGGAGTCACATAGGTCTCAATCTTCTTCTGCATATTCTGATAACTTTTAACAGCTTCAAACGCACCCCACAAAGTACCACCTACGATAGGAGCTACAGTAACAATAATCATCATGAGTTTGTTAGAATACTTAAGCTTGTATCCTCCGATACTAAACTCGTATTCAGGTTTCTTATCTTCTGTACTGCTCATCTACCATCTCCTCGTGTGTTTTCTGACTACCCATAATCAAAGCATAGAATGCTCTGTTATTATCTTGTATTGGTTTCTTAACCAGTTTCTTATACATCAAGTCCACAATCAACACTGGTGGGATTGGCTGTGGTATATCAACTATTACCGGTGCTGTCTGCGTGACTTCATTCTTAGCTTCAGCTCGCTTCGTTGTTGCCACTGGTTTAGCTTCCGTCTTCTTCTCAGCCTTTGGTTCTGCTTGGGAAACGCTAGTTGAAGATGTTGTATTATTCTGTTGAACTGATGAGGTAGCATTTGTATTCGGTCTAGTAATTACTTCATTGACAACTGGGTCAGACACGACAGGAGTCGTAACAGAGACTGTGCCTGCTGTACTGACTTGCAATACTGGTGCTGAAACAACTGTCCTTGGTGTTGACACAATGTTAGCAAGTGCATAAGCTTCTTGGTATCCACTACATCTTCTGTCATACAACGC